GGAAAAGGAAAAGCAAAACACACACAAAACAAAAAATACGCTAAACGTCAACAAAACGTTAACAGAGCGTGATAGTAATAAAAGGTGATAGTAGTAAGGGGGCATAAGCCCCCTACTCTATTATAAAAAGAAAGTCGGTATTGTGGCAACGATACAAAATACGCTGACAATAATAAATAATATTAATTGCGTTTTTTCATTCCACATTTGATAAGTACCTCCTATATTTTGCTCTTAGCTCTTTTACTTTGAATGCTGTATCTTCGTCATCATCATTCACACCGAGCCAAAATGGTTCTAAGTTTACTAAGTCGAAAATAATCTCTTCGAGTAAGTCTTCGTTAGTCATAGTTCTTTTCCTCCGTTAACAAAATCGCGGTATGTTTTTTCAACAATCACTTTCAAAGCTTTTGTTTTAGAGATTTCATAATGCTCAGCGATTCTTTTAAGCATTGCGTCAGTATCTCTATGAAGATTCATAGTTATATACAGCGCTTCTCTGGGCGTCTTTGCCCTCTTTTTTCGGTATTCCGTTCTTAATTCTTGAAATACGTTCATAGTCTTTTCCTTTCTAGTTAAGTAATTGAAGGGGCGTAGTAACGCCCCTCCTACCCAACCGACAGGTGTTAGTTAGTGTCGGTTTCGTGTTCTAGCATTTCTTCTAAGATAGCGATCTCATCGCTCATTCTGTCCCAGTCTTCTTGATTTGGGTCAGGCATATAGCATTACCTTTCTTAGTTTAAGAATTTAAGGGGCGAGCTTATCTCGCCCCTTGTAAAAGTTTAAACCAAAGCCTTAGCAATAGCATTGTGATAATGCCTAGCTTCAGAGCCACGACCCAAAGAGCTTAGACCATCTTCATACTCTTTGCTGTTTGGGTTTAACATCCAAGCCATATGCTTAAGGATTTGTAGGTTATAAACACCGTCAAGATATTCTAACCTTTCGCCCTTTGAGTTAAAAATCATTCCCTTAGGGTCATCCTCAGAAGAATAATGACGAGTAACAAACTCATCGACATACCCTTCTGGAAGCTCAAGATCATCGACATAATAATCTTTAGGCTCAATAGCGTGACCGCTATTAGATAACTCTTTAAAATTCTTTTTAAGGGCTTCTAATACAAGTTCTTTGTATTTCATATTGAACTCCTTAAAGAGTTTAAGGGGCGAGCTCATCTCGCCCCTCTTAACAGAATTACGACTCAATCGTGATCGTAGCGTTGTTAATAGCATCGCTAATCCAATCACGGACATCGTCCTCAGAGAAATTCTCATCGCTGAGTTTATCCTCTAAGTCCACGACTCGATCAAGAAGATCAGCGTGATCGCTTCTCTTCTCTTCAAGCTTCTGAGCCAGAAGCTCAGCCAGTTTGTCGAGTACCTGATTGATGTCTAGATTATTGCTTTCGCTCATCTATTACCTTTCTTTCGGTTGTTATATCCAACCTTGGTAGACCTTTTTCCTTTTCCTCCTATCATGGGCGGCTGGCTTTTTAATCCAGAGGTTGTCGGTCATTTGCTCAACCAAGCTTGAATATAATTATACTAGTACATGTAAAAGATTATCTTTTATATAGTTATTTTATCTTTTATTACGAATAATGTGGATAACTTTTTAGGGCTAGTCAGAATGAAATAACTAACTAGCCCATAGGAGTTGCATACTTGCAATATATATACGTGGGATTGAACCCTCTTGTTAAATCTTTTTTAAAATAATTTTCGTAAGTTATCCGTTGCCCTGTCCTTTCACGTGAAAAGAAAAGAGCAGGGAGGATAGGTCAGCCCTCTTCTCGGGTCGGTTGCCCTCTTCCGTTTTGAGTCCCGACCTCTTCCCAAAATCAGAAACGTTTTTTAAACACCCCCCACCCCCTTTTTTGGGCCCCGTAGTTTTGTAGCGACGGCTCTATAGTCTGTTTTACAAATACACAGAGTATGATAATGTTACGGGATGAATAAACCATCAGCGGAAGAACTGAAGCTGTTGCTAAAAGAACAAGAACTAAAACTACAAGCAGCGGCTCAACAACATTTTTTAAACTTTGTAAGAGTCATGTGGCCTGACTTTGTTAAAGGTGCACATCACAAGAAAACAGCAGCCAAGCTCCAAGATCTAGCAGACGGTAAGATTAAACGATTAATCGTGAACATGCCTCCAAGACACACTAAATCAGAATTTGCTTCATTCTTGTTTCCTGCTTTCATGATGGGAATGAATCCTAAATTAAAAATTATTCAAACAACACACACCGCGGAACTCGCTTACCGGTTCGGTCGTAAAGTCAGAAACTTGATGGGCACTGGAGAATATAAAAATGTTTTTAATGAT